CCTATTTCTCTTAGGCGCATATCACCATTTTTTTGTACGGCGATCTCTGTGCAATTGAGATCTTCTGAATAATCTATCCACAATCTACAATCTTTAACTAAACATTTTTGTCTTTTCATCCTGCATTCTTCGTAGCATTTCATAAATCTGGGTACTCCTGTTCCAAGATATCAAATATATTTTCAACCTCATCATCTCCCAAAGCAAATTTATCTTTTGTTTCTTTAGCATCTTTTTTATTCCTTTGCGCTTTAGCAAGTTGAGGTTTACTTTGGACATGCAACTTTTCTTTTAGCGTTGCAATAAAATTCATAAAGTGTGGGTCATTTTCTGTGTAAGCTTCAATAATGCCTTCTAAGAACTGACGCTGCGATAAGCTATCATAATGAAGCTGCACCTTAAACTTTGCTTTATCGTTCTCGGGAATTGAGAAGATGACTTTTTTTACCTTCTCCGTCATGCCCGATGTAGTGTCCCTGTGCGTGGACTAGGGCTCCAACGCATCCCACCAAACACCACAACCACAGAAGGAAATGGTGCAGGATTTGAACCAACACTGCCATTATCAAACTTAAGCCTACCTTTCACAAAGTAAATTGCGCTCGCTGCTCGCATAATGTAATCGTGCCAATACTTTGTGTCCGTCCGAGCCGGAATAAGCATAACCACTAATGCATTATTTTCAACAGATTCTTTGTAAGACTTCTTAACCCAAGATGAAATATTGCCATAAGGAGGGTTGACAAAAACCACTTCGTCTTTCCAACTTTTAGACAACCCATCATCTTCTTTGGTGTAATATTTAACACATCTTCGGTTTAATTCCGTGCTACACGGGTCCAGAGTAAACTTAAACATCTCGTCAAGCATATGATAAAATTCGTGAGGCGTTCCGTATTCATCAGATTTCGAACTAAACATTATTTTCTGTGTCTGTTGATCCATCTTTCACTTCCTTTACTAATTGTTTGGCTGCTTCCCAACATACTGGACAGTACAACCTTACGATTCCTTCTTGCTTTCTTACGACCACGCTCCAACTCATAACTTGTTCGCGATTCTTTTTATCGAACGAAGCTTCACAATTCAAGCAATGGTCTGGAATCTTATTGAAAAGGCCGAGCTTCTTCTTAAGTTCTTTCTCGGCTTTCTTTTTTCTTTCCCGCTGAAGTTTTCTTGATTCGCTTGTCATATTTATTCTAAAAAATTGTCCTTCATTCCATCACTCACCTCAACCCCCATGTTAAAGCGAAAAACTGTATGTTTATTTATGCCATATCCCTTACGAGAAAGTTTTTTTCGGGCTCTTTGTAACCACGATTCTTTATAATCCTCAAACTCTTTGAGCGGGTTCCATCCCAATTCAACAGAATTATTTCTAGAATCGAAATAATGAATCACCCACTCCTCTAATAATTTTTCAAACCCTGAACGTGTTCTATCATATGTTCCGCAACAAGTTTCAATCATTTTTTTCTCCTTTGCACTAAAAAGTGCATGTTATACCGGGTGATGTGCTATTGGCTCTTTCTTCTTTTCATCCGTCGAGCCCAATGCTCCATCTCCCCTCTCTGAAATAGTAATAGGATACCAATCATACAAGTTGCCACTGCCTGTCTCTACTGCTCGAAAGTGAATCACGGGAATCATAACAGCTTGAGCAATCTTCGTTCCTGGCTCAATAATTTGAGCATCTTTGCCGATGTTATGAAGGTTTACAAACACCTCGCCATCGTAGCCACTGTCTACAACACACGCGCCGACAATCAACGAACGCTTGGCTGCTACGCCTGAACGGTTTTTGATTTCCAACATGTATCCATGAGGTACACCGAAACGATAGCCAGTAGGTAACACCGCACACTCGCCAGGTTCAATAATGACGTTATTATAAACCATGGGGCGGTCTTTGAAAAGAGCGGAGCATCCATGACCCTCTGGCTCTGGATTGAAAAATAAATCTAATCCCGCATCACTTGGGTTCGCCCTTTCTGGTGGACGAACATCCTGTCTCACTCTTACATATTCTATAATCATTTATAGTCTCCTTAAAACCATCTCTCGCACATAAAAATTAAAACCCAACATTCCGAAAGAGGATCTTTTACAATGTCAAATTCCTTTACCTTCTTGCGTTGCATTCCAAGGCGGTTCGCATGAAATGCTGCTCGCTCAATCAGGTAAGCCGTAATACTACTGTCTGCTTCTGACTCAATCTCTCCCTTATCAATAATCAACTTATATATTTCTAATGTTTCATCACTCATCTCTATCCTACCAATTTAAAATTCTTCCAAATCGACCGGGTTGAAAATCCCCACTGAGGATCATGTTCAAGCTTTGCAACATAGGGTCTGTTCAGAAAAAGCTTGTCATTTGGTTTTACATTCCAGCATTTAATGCTGGTTGCTTGACAAGTATCGTCGATTGTATTTATGATCCAGAACATCTTACCACTTCTGGTCTTCCTTGGAATAACCTCGCGAGGAATAAACCAACAAATTCTTAGAGCTTCGTCGAACTTAGCAATGGGAGGGACGCAATTAACTTCAATCCTTTCTCTAACTTTTTTATCCAATACAAGCTCGAATGGAAAGATGCCCGTTAGGGAAACAACATTCTCAATGCGCTCCTCTTCTGTAAAGTTTGGTTCGCCCGCATACTTCAAGATATTTTCTTCCAATTTCTTTTTGCTCTTAGGACGATCACTTGCCGCCGACAACCAGAAATGTTTGCAATGATTAAACCTATCGTCTGAGAGATCATCACACGCACCAGACCTTATCAAAACATCTAAAGCTTTTTTGTTTAGCTTTGAATAACTGATGTCCTCGTTAAACAAAAACTCCTCCACAGTTTTAAATGGTCGATGAGCAAGGATCTGTTCTAGTGCTTTTTCTCCCAAACCCTTTATGGACGTGAGAGGTTGAACCAGTTTGCCGTCTGAAGAAATATGCCACGACTGACCAGAGGAGTTTATACTTGTCTCTTGGATTTCGTAGCCAAGGTTCTTAACTATATTGATTGCCCTTTCTTTGCGACCTTCAGGTTCTTTGTTTAAGAAAGCAGCAAGCCATTCGTCTGGATGATAGTTTAGTAACCAAGCACACTGAAAAGAAAGGAGAGAGTACCCCACAGCATGAGATTTATTAAAACCATACCCGCTAAAATACTCAAAAGTCTTCCAAAGGTTGGTTGCGTCGGTGGTTGATATACCCTTATCTCCACATCCTTCAATGAACTTATCGTGAATTCTTTGTTTTTCTTTTGCACCTTTGCCTGTTCCCTTCTTGGTTAATAGTTTGCGAAGCAAGTTGCCTTCGTCCAATGAAATGTTTCTACCCAATCTGTGAGCAAGAATAGCAATCTGCTCCTGAAAGATTAAGAATCCATAAGTTTCTTCTGTCTCTTCCTTAACAATTGGATGAATGTATTTTATGTATTGTGGGTTTTGTTTTGCCTTTACATAATCTCTATCGACATTAGCACCAAGCGGCCCAGGTCTAAAAATTGAGGCAATAGTAGCAAGATCAATGAACGCTGTGGGTTTTGCTCGTTTACAGAACGCCTGTGCTCCAGCTTCAGTATATTGAAACACACCAGCCCACTTGCCAGCATGGAAGATGTTTTTGTAAACTTCTTGATCTCCTAAATCAATTTTATCAGGATGCAAATATCCATCATAAAATTTTTTAACCTCATCGAAAGTTGGTTCAATCCCTTTTCTTTTTCTGAGTATTCCACGGATAGCATCCTCCATCATACGAAGAGTGCTCAAACCCAAAACATCAAACTTAATGAACCCCATTGGCTCAAGGTGATGAACATTCTGTCCTTCGGTCCATGGGCTTTGACGGACACCGCCGCTATAGATCAGCGGCATGTGCTTATTTAATTCCTCGCCAACAACAAGACCACCGGCATGACGCGAACACGACCTAACCTGACCCATTAAGGTTGTAACATGAGTCTCAACCTCTGGATACTTTTTGAGAAAGGCTTGAAGAGTTGTGCTATACTTCATCAACTCCTCAAAGGTTGGAGTATAAACACCAGACTTAATACCATGATCTTTCTTTGCAGGTCCAATAGCTTCTGAAACCATTTTACCCGTGACTTGATTTACTTCTTGGAAAGGAACCTCATAGTGTTTAGAGATGTCCTTAATCAATGAACGCAATTGTAGTGTATTCCAATTTGAAATCGGAACCACATTATCCTCACCCCACTCTTTAATAAGCAATTCCTTCAAAGTAAATGGATCTGAAACATCATAGTCAATGTCTGGATAATCCGTGGCATCAGACCGAAGAAACCGAGAAAACAATAAGCCATGCTTTATAGGATCAACTTGAGTAATGCCTAACGCATACGCTATAAGAGACCCGCCCGCTGATCCACGGGAAGGGCCGACCAGTTGAATAGAGGTTGCTTTATCGGCAATTGCTTTCATGGTTAAGAAGTAACGACTAAATCCTCGGTCTTTAATAACCTGAAGCTCGTGCTCCAAACGATTAATATATTGTATGGGGGCTCCCTTTTTAGAAATCTCAAGCGATTGAAGCCCATTGAGTGCTGCGATGCTCAGAGCATCATCTTCCGTCATCCCCTCTGGAATAACAAATGAAGGTAAGCGAACAGTATTATCGGGATAGAATCGCTCAATACGATTGTGCGCAATATAATGTGTTTGCTCAATAGAATTTCGAACCAAGTCATCATCAAATGTCACCCCCTGTGACTCTGAATATTTTTTGTATGCTGCGAACATCTGATCGCCATTCTTTGGATATAATTCCATGCCCGCTTCTTCAAGATTTTCAGGCATCTCCCCAAAGAAAGCTACAGCACCAGGACGGAGGCGTTTATAAAGTTCCCTGTCCTTCCATACCTCGGGATTATAATAATGGCTGTCCGCTGTTGAGATTAATTTCAAATCATATTCTTTTGAGATCTGAACAATGAATTGATTTAGTTTCATCTGCCGCGAATCATTCCACCACTGAAGTTCGCCATACCACCTATCACCAAAGATGCTTTGCATAGTTTCAGTTGTTTTCCGCATAGCATCTAGAACGGCATCATCACCAAACTCGATGTGCTCCCAGTAATCACCCGCGTATATACCACCGAGACACGCAGAAGATGCAATAATGCCTTCATTGTTTTCACGGAGCATATCATAATCAATACGAGGAAACCGATAAAAGTTTCCGGGTTTAAAGGATTCAGACACAAGCTTGAAGATATTGTTTAAGCCTGTTTGGTTTTGTGCGAGTAATACCAAATGGCGGCGTCTGTTAAGAATATCCTTAGACCGCTTGGTTTCAGTTTCATTTTCAATAGAAAATCCTGATTGGTTTTTTACTGCCTTCTTTTTCTTTTTAGATTCTTGAAGCTTTTCTTTTTCTTTCTCCCACTCATCTATTGATGGAAGAAAATATGCTTCGCAGCCATAGATCGGTTTGAAGTCTTTGCCCTCTTTTTCCATTGACTTTGCATGTAAGACTTGGTATGCTAGTCCGTTGCAGTTGCCGTGATCAGTTAAAGCTAAAGCATCGCTCCCGTTTTGGTATGCGAAGTCCATGTGTTGTTGTGGATAACCGATGGCATCGAAAGGAGAGCCTGCGGTTGAATGGGCATGGAGCCCTACAAAGGGTATTGAGGACTTTGCTCTATTCATTACCCCTATACTACCCTAATATACTGGGCTTGTCAAGACATTTTTACACAAAAAAGCTCAAGAGCTGGAGGGAAAACATTAATAAAAAGGCAGCTTTAATAAATCTTTGATTAATATTTTCTTCTAGCTCCCGCTCATCATTTCTTTTATTGATCTTTGCTATTTCTGCACAAAGCTTTACTAATTCTTCATCAGCTTTAAAAGATTGCTCAATAGTAGTCTGTTCTATAACTGTCTTAAAAGGAACTTCCTTTATAATAACCTTTTCCACTACGACTGGTTTTTCAACCTCAACAATTTTTGCGACTTCAATAGTTTTTTCAACGATGATTGGTTTTTCAACCTCAACGATCTTCTCAACCTCAACGATCTTCTCAACCTCAACGATCTTCTCAACCTCAACGATCTTTACGCCAGGCTGAGATTCTTTTGGACTGCCCCACACGCGCCGAGGATCCGGCGACACTGCATCATACTCGTCATCGGAAAGCATTAGCCCACCCCCGAACTTCCAGACCAATTGTGATACAATTCATCAAGACCGATCCCAGTCATCCCAGCAATGATAGAAGCGGTTGCATTGTTTGTAACTGCCGCTCCATTAGTCATAAGATAAACTGATGTAACGCGAAAATCTCCTGTGTAAGATTCGCCATTGTCCAGCACCACATAATTGTTATTAACTGATCCGGTCACCCCATTTGCCGAAAATCCAAATCGTAATCCTGCGGGAACAGATCCCGTTGGTCCCATATTTCTTATAGTTACAAACTTAGAAACATTGGGAAATGAGATAGAAACTATCGTGTTCCCGCCAGAAGCAACATTAATTGATGAACTTAAAAACGGTTTAGCACTTGCCATGTAGGCGGCAACGCTTCCTAACCCTGATTCATATTTAAAAACAGCCATTTATTCTCCTTCTCTATTCTATAAATAGTGTCAAACTTATCAATAAGTACAGCCGCCTGGCGTTGATGAACCAGTTCCATAAGTATTTGGCGAAGCGGCGGGGTCACTACTTCCTGAGTGCCATACTCCTGCGCCAATGCCACCAGCAATTGTGTCTATCGCTTGATTGCCTGGGCCTACCTCAAAATCAATATAGTGAATAAGATTGCTGCTTGAGACTGCACTACATAATTCTCCATCGCCGCCATTATATAAAGCAGTCATAGCCCCAG